TGTCAATGTGGCATTGATGGGCAATGCGCTGTATCCGGGGTGTGTGACTATGATCTGATCGCCGATCACCGCCATGGTGGGCGGAACCCAGTCACCAGATACTGCCGGCGAGGCAGGGAGGTTCCCGGCGTTCGAGCCAGATACCGGGATGAACTGGTCGGCATTCAGGTCGTAGCAAAACGGCACATCATAGGCGCCATAGATCGTGCAGGAGACCATGCCGTAGACCAGATTTCCGATGGCCACCTGCACGCTGATGAAGGTCGCACCAAGGAAGCCGGAACTCCAGTTACCCGTGCCCCACGTGAAGGAACCCCAAATCAGCGCATTGGGGTCATCAAGATTGACGATGCCGGAGCCGACGCCAGGGCGCGCAATTACAAGTTCGGGATCGGTCTGCGCGAAAATCAGGTTCGTGAGATAGCGGCAAGCGCCGACGAATGTGTCCGTGGCGTCCCATGCATCGGACAAGCCGCGAGGGGTGAAGCGGACAGGGTATTCTTTGGCGTTCGCCATGCTCGCCTGCCTTTACGTAAGCGAGAATGGATCGACTTTGTTTGCCGGGAGATTTCCACGCATGCGGAAGCGGCGAGGATCAAGTTGAATTTCCTTCACCACCTGCTGCTCATCGCCCTCTTCGACCAAATACGGGCGCAGCACCGCTTCGGCATCGGCCATAAATGCAGCTTTCCTATCATCGTCCGTGATCTGCATCATGCGTGCGGACAGTGCCTTTACCAAATAATCCTGATCGGCGAACCAAGGAATTGCTGTGCTGCTCTGTGGGTTCGCGATTTCCGGCTGCTTCAGGTAATACCGATGCGTGACCGTAATATTGTTGCCAGACTGCGGGTACACATAGAAGATACCGACGCCACCGTTCGGCACCGCAGACAAATCCGAGGCCCACTCGTAGGGATATGACGCCAAGCCCTGCTGCTGAGTCTCAGCATCATACTCTTTGAGAGAGCAGGGATTCAGGAAATATGGCACGCTCGATACCAAATAAAACATGTCGTAGGTGCGCAAGTAGTTCGCCGGGAAATTGAATGGCCCGTTGCTGTTCGTGGCAATCGGAATCTGTTCAGTCACGAGATTTGCCTTCAAATCCCGTTTCATAGAGAGGTCATTCAAGACCAAATTGAACTGCTGTCCGCCCAATAACTGATACCCCGGGCACTTCGCAATGGAAAGCGCTTGGGTAACGATTTGGGCGGACGTCATGGGCATGAGTAGGCCACCTTGGACTTAGCGGTATTGATGGCATCGCGGCGCTTCTCGATATCCTTTTTCATGGCCTCGATGTTGGTCGTGGATTGCTCGATGACCTGCGTGCTGTCAGCGTACTGCTTGCGCTGTAACGAGGTGGGCTTCGCCGTCTTCGAGAATTCCTCCCGCTGGATTTGCAGGCCGCGCAAGTGTTCGACGTACTGATCCATGGCGCGCAGGCGCTGCTCAAGATCAGCTTCCATGACGGGAATCGAACTGAGCGTGATCTGGTGCGAGACCAGTTCATCTATCATACTGATTCTCGCGCAGGAAGTTTCCAGATCATCACCGGCATAGATAAATCCGGTGATGTTGAAGCTTTTATCGTTCGATTGATCGAGCTTCACACTGAAACTGAATTGACCGGCAACGTCATGCCTTTGCAAAACGTCAGGCGCTCCTGAATCTTGGGCTTGTTCGGTGCTCATACCTTGGCTTCTCTCCATCCACGTTGTTGACGATAGGCGTTTTCGTTGTCGCCATGAATTGATTTCTCATGATCCCAGCACCGGGCAACACGGCTCTTGATGTCGGCCAGGCCGCGCTCGGTAAATTCGTAGGTCTCGCCATGGTAATATTCCCTGCCATTGGTGGACAGGGAAATGCCAGAGCCGACCGGGATGTCGATTCGGTAGGCGAACGTTGGGAATTCAATTTCCGTCCACACCTGCTTTTTCGCATCCCGTTCTTCGGGATTGACGCAGACCTTCACTTTCAGCGTCTTGCCCGTCGGCTGTTCGGAACCGTTCGCGCTGAATTGCGCCAAAGTGTGGGCCATCTGCTCGGCGGCAGTACGGCCGGTTTTTTCAACTTCAAGCTGTGCCTTCAGTTCGGCAACTTCAGCCATCAGTTTTTCGATATCCTGCTCAGTTCTTGCCATGGCATTACCTCGCAAAAGATCGATGCACGACGTGCCCGGGCGGGAGGGCCGCAGATTCTTCCTGTGCTACCGCAACCTGTTCGACCGAGACCGCAGCCTGCTCCGCATCGAGTTCCTCTTGCACAATCTGCTTTTCGTTCTCGGGGATGGGATCGACTGCCGCGCTAGGCTCGTCTTGATCGCCGCCTTGCTGTTCATTTTCCATCATAGCCTCCTAAAAAGGCGGGGCAGCCAGGCCGCCCCGCCGCCCTTCGTTACTCGGTTGCCGTGCCAGCCGAATATCCGACGCTGAAGGCGCTGGACGATTCGGTACGCGACATGTAGGCGTTGTTCAAGATGATGTTGCCATACATCGTTTTCCAAGTCGCCACCTTGGTTTGGTTCATCGGGTCGTACTTGTCGGGCATCGTCAAGTAGGTGTATTTGATGTTGTCCAGCATGCAGGTGCCGTAGGCGTCTTTGCCGAAGAAGAAGGTTGGGAACACCGTCACCCCGGTTGCCGGCGCAGCAGGCGGCGTTTGGGCCGCGCCGATGCCGGTGATAACCACCGTCGAACCGGAAGCCAGTTGCGTGGCTTGGCCGGCCAGCGGACCCATTGCCGGACCGGAAGCAGACAGGCCGAGATTCGTCGGCGAAGTCGTTGTGCCGATATAGATGCTGAACACATACCCGGCCAGAGTCGGAAGGGTAACGCTCAGCGAGCCGCTACCCGCGCCGCCGACAGCAGCGCCAGCGCTCACCTGATAGACGTTTTGCTCAACCGAGGTTAAGACTGGTGCCGCCGTGATCTGGATGTAGTAAGTATTGTTCGCCAGAGCGCCGCCCGTTGCTGAACCAGCGCCATTGGTCGGCGAAGCAACGCCAGTCCAGTATGGGACCATGTTGCTGGTACAGGAACGGATGCCACCCCAGTAGCCAAGGTCGCCGTTGTACAGACGATTGATGTCGGAATAGCCCCATGCCGTGGCGATGGTGCTGTTCTGGCGCATATCCTGCTCGACCAGATTGTGCATGACCGCGATGTAGTGCGGCATGGCGGCTGGGTCTTTGGGCTTCACGGCCTTGCCGGCAGTGACAAAGATGTCCGTCGCCTCGGAGCCGTCGAACATGGGAGCGCCGAACGTCGAAAGAGAACCCAGTTGCTTCGAGAACTCGATAGGCGTCATGACATCAGTAGCCACGATGCCGGCTCGGTTGGCACGACCATTCGCATAGTTGACCTGCGTACCGGTCATCAAAGTGGTGAAGGCATTGCGCTCGATGGTTTCAACCTGCTGAATCGCCAGAAGGTCGGTGCCCTTTTTGAACAGAGGGTGTGCGATCGTCATGTCGGCGACATCGGTCACGCGCACCAGGTCGCCCCATTGCTGGGCGGTCGCGTTGACCTGGGCGATGGTGATGGCTTGGCCTGCGGCGGCGACGCCTTCCGACAGCGGCGCATAGGGAAGCGGCAAGCGCTCATAGCGAGTCGCCGTATAGATGACGCCCTGGTTCTTCGGGATGGTCAGCTTTTCGCCGAATTGCGAAATGACGATCTTGCGCTGCGCGATGCGCAACGTCTTTTTCGCGATCAACAGTTCAATGTCGTTCGCGATGGTCTGGTTGGTCGGGCCGGGCGAGTAGTTAGTCACGCCACGGCTGAAAACGGATTTGAAGAACTGAGAAAATTTACCCATGACAACTCCCGGTTAAATACGACTGATATTCACTCCTGCCAGTCGCTTCTCAATTTCCTCGATGCTATCGCCGCCGCCACCGCCAGATGAGCGAGCATCCGACCTGACACCAGGCATCTTTCCGCGAGAAGCGCTGTCGCCTTTTTTCGCGGGTTTTGTTGGCGCCTTCAGCTTACCGTCGAGCATGTCTTCGCCCAAACAAAGGGCGAGCAATTTCTTGCGTGGAGCGTTCGGATTTTGCCTCTTCATTTCCTCGACTTTATCCTTGTACCGCTCTGCGGCCTTCGGATTATTCATGGCAATGCGATCAAATTCCGCCTGGTCCTTCAAGTCCCTGGCTTCAGCGAGTGCCTGCTGGCTGTTGAACTCAGCCGCCCGAGCGTTGCGTGCCGACTGGATGTTGTAGCGCGTCCAGCTATCGGCGTTCGGGTCTTGCAGCAGCTTCTCTTCTTCCTGCCAGAGTCTTTGCGCTTCGGTAACCTGGGCGTTCGGATTTGCCTGCTGCCTCGCAGCGGCCAACTCTTCACGCGCCTTTTTGGCGTCGTCTTCGGCTCGTTGTGCGCGCTCACGAGCGGCGCGCATATCCTTTTGATATCGTGATTCAGGCTTTCCGGCCGGCGCCTCTTCCGTCTCTTCTTCCTCGGTCTCCGTTTCGGGTTTAGCTTCTTCCGTTTCGGTTTCTTCGGTTTCTGTTTCGGTTTCGGCCTCTTCCGTTTCGGTCTCCGATTCCTCAGATTCCTCGCCAATACCACGGGACAAGACAAGCAACAAAAACGACTTCAACAAATCCCACATGATTCATACCTCATTGTTCGGTTACGCCGACCGGGCGAGTTTGGCTCTTGACGGGAGCCGGGCGAATTTATTCGTATTGCTTCAGGTGCTTTCTGCGCTCTGCATTCGAGGGATGCGAATACGTTTCCCTTTCGTCATAGCGCAGCAATTCCAACAGCGCCGATGCATGCCCGCGCTGCGCGGCATATGCATCGGCCTCTAATTCCTGCTTGCGGCACAGCCTGAAAAATAACCATGGCGTGACCAGCAAACAAAGCCACCCTTTCTCAAGGTGGTGCAGATCGACATGCCCCTGTTCATGCGACATTACGGCATTGCGCAAATGCCGGGGCAACTCTAAAAACGGCTTTCCCACAACAACAAACTTGAACCAAAAAAACGATGCAGAGAGCGCAATGAAATCGCCATCAGAACGAAACACCCTCACAGCGACTTGCTGCCCTTGTTGATCCATGTCATCGTACCGTTGCCGACATTCAGATTCACCAGATAAGTGCGCGTGGTGTTGTTGGCAATCGTCGCCGTGCCGACGATGGTCGTACTGGCATCGCCAGCCGTAAGCGTTGCGGTCTGGCCTACTGCATCATTCAGAATATCGATTTCGACGTTGTACCCGCCATCCAGCGGGATCGTGGGCGGGTATTGCGCGATGATCGAGGCGGTAGAGGGCAGCGTCAATGTGAAGCCACCAGTAGCTCCAGGCTGCAAGTCCATCGTACCCAGCGGAAATATGGAAGCCGAAACCACTGCCGCCGTGCCCGCTCCAGTGGAAACCGTGGCCAGACTCTTGTCGATCATCGACGCGACATTACGAACCCGGCCGGGTACGCCGAACAACGTCGTGTTATCAAACTTCAGATTGGCAAGAGGGTAAGCCTCGGTGCGGCTCGGGTAGCTTTTGGTATTCGCGGCGGCCATGATTTTTCCTTAGAACAATTCAATCACGGGACCATTGGCCGCCGTGAAGGTGGTCGGCGGAGTGATGGACGCAGGAACGGTTCCGAAGACCCCGGCCAATGTGCCGGTTCTCACGTTGTTGTAAAGCGCTGACAACGTTGCAATGGCGCCAGATGCCGTACCGTTACCTTGGATGGCGACGTAGTACACGCCCGGGCCGGCCAGAGTAACCGAAGACAAGAGGGTCTGTTGCTGGAAGGTCGATGCGCCGGAAAGAACCGTGCCAGTGAGCGCAGAGCTTTGGAGAAACTTGCCGTTCGGATCGAAGATCGCAACCAGAAAGTTGTCCGTGGTGGCCGTGCCGCCCTGCAAAAAGCTGATTTTCGTGATCGTCTTGGTAACCGGAACGTAGACCTCGGTAATCCAGAACTGGCCCGAAACGTCGGCTGTGTTAGTCCCGATGGACGCGAGCGCCACTGATCCCATCGGGAAATTGGAAATGACTAGCGGCGCAAGGGCATTCGTGCCGGCTGCTTGGACGCCCGCGGCGGGGATCAGCGGGCCATTGACTTGCAGCGCGGGGAGGCAGGGGTTATTGAGGAAGGCGATCATCGATGAAGCGTCGATGCCGTTGCCATCAATCGGAATGCCGGAAACAGGGGTGCAGGCCGCCAAGGCTTGGAAGCTGAATATCAGCCCGGAGGCAAGGGAAAGCAGGGTTGTGGCAAGACGTTTCATTTCATTCTCCAAAGTAATTAATTAACCTCTTGGGACTCCGCCCGCAATCTGGTCGGGATGAATGGCGCCGGCCGGTTGCTGGGCCGCCTTACCCGGTGCTGGTTGCGCGCCAGGGCGGGGCGTACCGGCCACACCTGGCGCTGCGCCACCGCCCGGAATTCCTGGCTGGCCGCCTTGCGGCTGTTGCGCCGCCATGGCCATCTGCCGCTTTTTCTGCAACTGCTGCATGTGCGCCTGCATGTGATTCCGAATCAAGCCGGCTGGGTCTTTGGAAATCTCCCCTGCCTTGTGATGCTCCTGCAGGTGCTGCACATCGTCGTCAAGCTCGTGAACTTCGACCATAAAGCCGTTGATCAGCATTTCGTTTTCAATGCCAGCATCGACCGTGTACTTGTTCCTATCGTCTATCAGAATTCTACCCGAAAGTTCCGAACCGAAAACATTGTCTGTCAGTATCTCCAAAATTGGGGCAATGTCAAGCTTTCTTCCATTCAACTGTTGTGGGGGGATGCCGCGCAACACGTTCATGGTCGAAATTTGCTGTTGCATCATCTGCATGTTCTTGACGTACTCGGTGCCAACCCATTGGAAAAAGTAGCGATTGCCCCATTCGTTCGGCGGGACTTTCTGCATTTTTGCCTGGACGCCGATTTCTCCCATCGTCATGATCGTGATGTCATCCTGGCGGAACTGACTGTCGTATTCGAACATCCGTTCGAGGATTGGATTCAGGATTTCCTCTTCAAAGCGCTCGGCATGGTCCATGATCGGAACGGATTGTTCCTGCTGCTGCGCGCCCATGGCGCCAGCGTTTTTCCGACCTGCGGGCATCTGACCCATCATCATGGGATTAACGTCCATGCCCTGCTGAATGCGCTGCTCGATGATCTGGGCCTGCTGCATGGCATCCTTCCATACTGCGGGGAAGGTCGCAAACTTGGTTGTGTTCGGATCGACCGGCCATACGGAAGCCAAGCCGATGACCAGCGAAGCCCAGTTCGGGTTTTTCTCCGGGTCGATCATGGTAATCGGCATATTCGAGTACATGGCGGAGTCCTGGCCCATGTTGAAAGTATCGTTCAGGCTCCACTGTAGCCACTTGACCGCCTCGACCGGGCTTTGTCCATTGAACGAGCCGGCCAGTCGATCAACCGGCGCGGAAATTTGCGGCCGCTTCTGACCCCATTGGGGAGCCTTGACCAGCCCGATTATTTCGTCTTCGCCGGTAAAGTAGATGTACGCCAAGACCTTCTTGCCGTCGCCGAAGTCGATGCGCGCCGTGGCCTCGAATATCAGCGCGAACTTATTGGTTCCCTCGGTCTGGATGCCGGCGTCGCCGACGCGCTTCTTTTCGGGGTTGTTTTCCTCGCGAGTCTTTTTCGTTTCCATCCACTCGCCGACATCCCTCACATTGTCGGGTAGGATAAAAATCCCTTCGTCTATCATCTTTTCGATCTGACCTTCAGACAGGCGTAGCTTTTGGCAAACGATGTGCGCCTTCTCGATGTCATTGCAGGTGGGCGGGATAACTACCAAGTCTTCGGTAGCGAAATCGGTAATCGTCGGCCCCTGCTCGACCACATCAGCCGATTCGATAACTTCTTCCTCGCTCTCAATGTCCACGGCCTCGCCATCCAATTCCTCGACGCCTGGATTGCGCTTGATCATGTCGGAAACGTTGCGAATCTCGCTGAACCAATCGACGTACACATTCCATTGCCCAGTCACATCGCCGGCATTGTAGACTGAACGGCAAACAGATTTCAGCTTGGTCGCCCGGATGTAATGCTCAAGCAATGACAGAACGGCAGTCGGGCGCAGGCTATCTGTGCCGATGGCATCGACATGCTTGTACTTAGTGGGGAAGTTCTGTTTCAGAGCGCGCTTGGAGCGGGCGCGGATGCAGTCTCGAACTGCGGGGATGTAGCACGTGTCGTTGCCGTTGTATTTCTGATTGCCGTCCGGGATGGCGTTGTAGATGTTCCAATATTCGGAGATAGCGGTATCGGCTTCCTGCCGATTTTCGTATGCCTTGCGGATCGTCGGATAGAACTTGGCGCATGTCTTGTAGGGCTTGCTGTTCTTTTTGTCGGCCCAATTTTCTATTTTTTCAGCGGACGATTCCCCATCCTTGGTGGATTTTTTTGATTCGTCGTCAGTTTTTTTCTTCGCCATTATTTCCTGCCGGGGAGTGCCGACCAATACGGAATACCAGTTTGGTTCCTAGCATTCATGGCCGGTTTCGCCGCATTATCTGGCCTGTTGATCGCAAAAGTCAAGCATTCGAGCGCCTCCATCAGCGTGCGCGCAGGACCGCGCTCGGGTTCACTGCCACGTTCGCCGCCCGACTTCACCGGCCAGTTATACCCCTGTGCCATGGCCTGCATGACGTGCCGCGCATTGGAGTCAACACCAAGCAGCCTGCGCCCGCGCATCTCGGTCCGCAGCATCGATGCGAGCGAGCCGCGCAGCGCTTGGCTGTACTCGGAGCGGTTCGCCCGCCAGCCGGAATCCTTCAGCGCGGCAACCAGGGGGTTCCGTCCCACTTGATCGTAGGCATCCCCAGGTATCCAGGAGGTGACTGATCTTCCCGGATAGCTAGCGCGTACGAGTTTTGCAATAGCGGGGATAGCATCTCCGGGGAGCATTGGAGAGGTCCAGTCGGCCAGTACCGTGAGGTAGTCTCCGTCGAAATCGCACAAGACTGCGCACGTCTCAGCGCCGCTTGAGCTCGCCGCAAAAAGAAGGGGGGTCCTGACCTTTGAGATAAAATCGTAGATGATGTTGACTTGCCCGAAGTCACCATAAATCGGAAGTCCGGAAAATACGCGAGGTGCATAGGCCAGAGCATTGAGAACATCCTTCAACCCCGAAGGGAAGTTGAGCAACTGCGAAATCAGCCGGGCATGCTTCTGCCGGCCACCGACGAAAACAACATCCTTGGCCTCGAAGAACGGCTGCAAGCCCATGATGAACTGGTTCTTGTCGCGGTCCTGCGGCGCGTTCATCGGCTTGATGGTCACCATCTGGCCGGTCTCAAGCATCTTGGCGCGCATCGGCTGTAGCAGCCATTCATCAAGCGAGTTCTTTTCGATGTGAACGTCGCAATCATCGTTCCGCGCCGACGCATCGAAGGCCAGATTAACCACGCCATCAGGCTTCAAGAATGCGCCATCAGATTCGTGCACGTAAATCCGCGTGCCGATTTTGGAAATAACCACGTCCCCGGTCTGGTCGGACTTCTTGATGTCGGTCGTGCGGGCCGGGTCGATGATGACCTTGCGCGGCGCATACATGCGCGGCGCCACATCCTCGAACACGAAATTTTCTTCAACGA